CTCACCGGCGAGATCATGGAGGAGGCGCGCGTGGAGATGCTCACGCGCCGCGCCGGCGAGGTGACGTCGTACCACTTCATGCTCAGCCACGCCACTCTTGTGCTGGCCAACCAGAGCAGCTGCGACGACCTCATGACGCTGCGCCTGCCGGCCCACCACCGTGTGCCCTACTTCTCTAGCATCATCTCCCGCTTCAACACGGACGAGCACGCCTTCGCGGTCCCGGACCGCGCCATCGCTTACGCCTGGCGCGGGACGTTCGACGTGACCGACATCCGTCTCACGGAGGGGCTCCGTTACGGCTCGCACGGGCGGGCGGAGTTTGCTCTCCGGTCGCGTTCCTGGTCGCAGGAGGGTGACTGCGGCTCCCCGCTGGTGCGCGACGGTTACGTCATCGGCATTCACGTCGCCGGCAGCCCCGACTCCTACTCTGCTCTCGTCACGCGTCAGGTTGCGGAGTCGCTGCTTCCCCCCCCAAAGCAGGAGTGCGGCCCGCACCCCAGCCGCCCCGGCTTGGACACGGAGGTCTCGCCGTTCGGCTACTTCTCCTCGTACTCGTCTGTGAGCAAGCTGGTGCCGACGGCCGTCCACCCCGAGCTCTACGCTTCCGGTGAGGTCACCAAGGTCCCTAGTCTCGGCCGCGGCAAGGTGCTGCTCAGCGAGTCCATCGCATCGGCATTCTATGACGGCGGCTACTCTGGTGAGGACGTCGCCTGGCTGCGCGGCGCCTGGCTCTACGCGTATCAGGAGCGCGGCCCTGTGCAGCTCGCACCTTTGTCGCTGGAGGAGGCCATCGCCACGCTCGACCTCACCAAGAGTGCGGGCCAGCCGTGGATCTCCATGGGCATGCGTACCAAGGGCGACACCCTCCTCCCGGACGGTTCCCCCCGGCCCGAGCTCTCTGCTGGGATCCGCGCCGTGGAGGAGGCGGCCGCTTCCGGAGCGCTGGACCCGGGCCTCCCGCTGGTGGTGGCCACCGACAAGGCCAAGGACGAGCTCCGCGAGCCCGGCAAGCACGTGCGTCTCATCGGCATGATGCCCGTCCACTACCACCTCGCGTCCGTGTGCGCCCTGGGAGCTTTCCGCCACCATTTCCTGGCCGGCCGCGACAACTACCCCAGCATCGTTGGCATCAACCCCTTCGGTCCCGAGTGGGGCCAGCGGTGGGCGCCGCTGCTCCAGCACGACTCAGTGGTGGACGGTGACGTGAAGGGCGAGGAGTTCTGCGTCAACAACGACGACATCGCCCTCTTCGCCTGGTTCGCGGCGCTCCACTACCCGGCCTCAGCGGCACAGTACCTGCGCCGGCTGCTGTTCATGCTGTGCAACGTTCCCCACGTGTTCGGCGACCTGCTGTACCGCGCGCCTGGTGGGCACCCCAGCGGCCACTACCTCACCGTGGAGCTCAACACCTTCGCGCTTGTCTCCCGCTACTGGCTGTGCCTTCGCGACTTCTGT